TAATTGAATAGGTGTTACTGCCTGCTGTGTTATAGCTGCCACTGCTAGTCCGTAGTTTAAAGCCATTAGATAACTTGTCAGCATGGGTGGCAAATGTTACCGCATTACTGTTGATGGTCATGGCAGTTGGAACACCGTTTGAATAAACAAAAGGTCCATTAGCATTTGCGTTGCCAGTAAAACTGCCGCTGGTGGTGATGGTGCCTTCTGGCAGGTTCTGTGTGCAGAGTGCCTTGAAGCCCGATGGTGCGGTGTAGGCGAATGCGCGTTGGCCGAAGTTTACAACAACGGTGCAACTCTGTGCAGCATCAGCGTCAGATGCGTAAGCAGCAAAAGAGCCGGATAAAGAGCTAAACGCTGTCCCTTGGGAGCTGCCGTTTTTGTAAAAAACAAGAGTGCCCGCATCAAGATCAAGAGCAACTCCAATTACATCATTAACGGTAAAAGTGGCACCGTAATTTGTATCAGAACCGGGAACTCGTTTTTGCCCATCGTTCATGTAGGTATAGTTCAGTGATCCAGCACCTGCATAACTTGGCAGCGCAACAGTCGAAGCACAAATACCAATAGCGACTAGTTCGCCACTGGTGGTCATAGCTGTTGGTGTAACTTCCCAATACCATTTACCGCTTGTTACACTGATAGTTCCTCTTGTCCCACCGTATGAAGCTGTGCCAGTAGCAAGATCAAGGTTGCCATTAGTTAGAGTGCCGCTGGACGTATCCAGCGGGTTCCAAGTGCAATAATTCCCCCGCACCTCACCACCCACGCCGGTGTCGGTCCCGTAATTAGTGGGGGAGTCTACGAGGGAATCGTTGCCAGCAGCTATTGTGGCATTAACTGTAGATGTAGGTGGGTTGAAGTTGCCTGTGTATTTGGCAACGCCTTTGTAAATACGTAGGTCTTGCATATAACCAGGAAAATAATATCCTGGTATTAAAGTATGAGTTGCTCCCACGGTTACACCATTAGTCGAATCTGTAAGATTATTTGTAAAAGCAACTGAAGACAAAAGGAATCCATTGACAAAAATTTTCAATACCCCACTTGCTCGTGTCCATGCAATATGATTCCATGTGTTCAAGCTTGTGGCCGCTGCCCCGTAAAATCCTCCCGAATAAACATAAGCATTGCCGGCGTAAGAAGTACCAAAAATAATGCCAGTAGGACCGGTTCCGTGATTACCTATCTCCAATACGCTAGGGTATGTAGTGGCTGATGCTTGATAAAACCATCCTTCAACAGTAAAATCACCAGTGCCAAAAAGGAAATCGGAGGTTGCAGTTGTTTTAAGTTGACTGGTAGTGCCATTGAAATAGGCAGACCCCCCATAAAATTGGCTAAAGGAAGTGTTATTTGTAACGCTTGTGTTTACAAGGGTAGAACTAGAACTTACTCTTCCGGTTGGTTGCTCATCTGTAAGGGACAATCCAGACGCAGTTCCCATTGGAACGCAAAGTGACAACGAACTGGCATTCGTATCAGTGCGAGTTCCGGTACCTTTGACAGCACCATAGGTATCGGTGGTATTAAAAATGGGTAACGCACCAGAAGCAGCAGCAACTGATGTAGGCCCACCAACATTGATGCTCAAGTTATTCGGCGTCCAGTTATTCCCGTTGCCACTAGTGTCCTTCCCTAATGTGCTGGCAGTGTTGCTGGAGTTATCAGCAAACAAAAGATTGAAGCCATTGGTGCCATAACTGCCGGTGTATGTTTTTGGTATGAGTTGCCCAGTAGTGGCATCGGTTTCGGTGAAACTGCTGGGGGTCAGCGCTTGGCCGTCAATCAGATGGATGTTTGTGAGGTAGCCGTTGAAGTACTCAGCGTTTTGATAAAACTGACCAATCCTGTGCTGCCCAGTAGAGTTGACTTCAGTATCTACATTTTGGCCCCAAATTGAATCTAATGATGCTGTAAAATCAGTTATCTGAGTGTTATTGACATAGAGTTTTGTTCTGTTACTTGCAAGAGTCGTATCAACAGCAAGAAGAATATGATACCAGGCCGATACATCTCTAAACCGCGCAACAGAAATGGTAGAGGCCACGGAGCTTCTATCAATTATAATTCCATCGGCATTACCCGAAGCATTATTTGAAAAAGCTAAGCTAAAAGAGCCAACAGCTTGAGGCCCAATCGCTAATAAACCGGCTCGACTTCCTGAATCAATAATATTGGCTTTTTTTACCCAAAGAGAATATGTCCACGTCTTTCTATTCCCCGCTACTGCCGGGGTCCGAGACAAGTAGGCACTGTCACTACTATTGAATCTCAGCGACCTTGATATCTGGAGCGCACCAGCGGCGGCTGCGCTTTTTAGTAGTAGCGGATTAGCACTTCCAGGAATCATTAGCTCAAGTTGCTGATAAGGGTGGCAGTAATTTTAGTACTTGATTGCACTGCATAAACCAAGCAGTCAACCGATGCTGCTGCAGTGCTAAGTGTTGGTGCCGTACCACCAGTAAAGTCCCATTGCGAGCCATACGCTAATGTGCGGCTACCGGTGCCGTCCTGCGTAATCCAGATACAACCAGATTGCCCAGCAGTTTGGTTCGATGGGTTAGCTAATGTGCGGTTGCCGCCGAGTGTAACTGAGAAGTTATTGGCTGCCGCAAAATCTGCGGTGATCGTTGCCCCATCGGTCAGGGCTGTAATCGCCCCCCGCTGAGCAACGGTGAACGACTGCACTACGCCAAGGCCAGCCAGGGTGGTGGTGGCATCCGGCAGCGTAACGGTACGGTCGGCGGTTGGCTCGCAGGCGAACGTCAACTCAAACGCATCGGCGGTGGTGCCTTCCAGCGTCAGCGCACCACCCACGTAAACGCTGCCGTCAAATGTTGCGGCGCCTGTTACGTCCAGAGTACCTGGTACGTCTACGTTGTCAGTCCATTCCACGCCGGTGCCAGCAGCGTCGGTCTGCAGCAGTTGGCGGGCGGTGCCATCAGCTAATTTGCTAACTGCGATCTCGGCGCTAGCGCTAATGTCGCCATCGACGATCACATTGGATGCAATCGCCGCCACGCCTGCGTTGGTGATCGTTACATCACCGCTCATCGCAACGCTAGTGGCGACGTTGCTGCCATTACCAACCAGAATGTTGCCGCTGGTTAGTGTGGCGAGCTTGCTGTAGGCAATCCCAGCGCTGGCGTTGATGTCGGCATTGACGATCGAGGCATTGCCGCTGACTATGACAGTACCAGTCTCATTGGGCAGTGTGATTGTCCGATCAGCCGTTGGATCTACTACCGCAATAGTAGTTTCAAAAGCGTTTGCGGTAGAACCCTCAAAGCTCAAACTGCCAGCAGTACCAATCTCTAAGTTGCCTGTTACCGTACCGCCCGCAAGCCCTAGCTTCTCGTTGTTTACTTCTTCAATTGCTGCTTGTACGTTATTAGCTGCGATCGTGCCTTCTGGCGTAAATGCAACTTGTGATGCATTAACGCTGGTAAAAGTTTGGCTTACGTCAACTTCTGTCCATTCAATACCGGTCGATAGCACAATATCAGGAGGCGCCAGCGCAACTTGTGGTGCATTGCCGCTGGTAATGGTGCCGCCTTCGCTTACAACTAGGTAGTAGCGGTTATTAGCAGTTGCAGCCGCAGGTAATGGGGAACCTTCCACCAATCCAATGCCAGTGCCTTCTGCCGTAACTGACGCTACGTGGCCTGTACCGCCGCCAGCGCTGGCATCAAAGGTTCCGGCAAATACAATCTCACCAACTGAAATACCAATCGGCTGGAATACGTTGCCATCGAAAAGCGACAAGTCGCGGCTGAGAGGGTTAAAAAAGAACTGGCCTATGTAATCAGCAGTCGGCTGAGTATCGCCAATCTTTGTAACTGCATAGTTTGCAACTTTTGCGCCTGTGATTGTATTAGCTCCAATACGCGCAATATCCAAACTGCCGCTTGTGATTTGTGATGCTGCAAGGTTTGGTATATCACCTGCTGATAGTACCGTGCCAGCAGTTGCAATGCCTTTGCTATTTATTGTTATTTTTGTATATTGACCAGCGGCAATACCAGCCTGAGCTGCAAGCGAGATCGTGCCAGTGCTAACACTAAAATCACTACCTGCGATAACACCACCTAATGCTGCATTGGTCGCGGCAGTTACAGCTAAAATGCCGTTACCGTCTACGGATAAACCTGTCCCAGGTCGTACTGCACCTCTGACGCTACTGGTGGCAATAGGTAAATCAGCACCGGCAAGAGCAACTGCGCCAGTGATATGGCCCTGTGCATCATAAGTAAAGCCGGTTGTGGTGCCAGCGGTAATGCTACTGGTGTGATTTAATACGCCGCCACCTGTAACGCTAAGCCCGGTGCCGGGTGACATTACCCCAACGGTGCCCGATACTGCAATCGGTAAATCCGCCGCTGCAATTGCTGCACCAACAGTTACATGACCTCGGGTATCAACCGTGACTTTTGTGTACGTGCCAGCAGTCACACCGCTGGTTGCGTGTTCAAGGCTGCCAGTGCCAGCGTTACGAACAATCGGGCTGGTCGGTGCTACCAGTTGCAGATTGCTGCCACTGACTGTTATGCCGCCTGTTGCTGGTACCGTAGCTGTGTCGAATTTAGATGCTGCAACGGTGCCAGCCGATAATTGGGTGCCGCTGATGCCGCTGAAATCAACCTTTGCAGATGGTATGGACGCATTATCAATAAGTGATACTGCCTGCTGTACAAAAGCTTTTGCTGTTATTTTCTTTGTTTGACTGGCACTTAAATCTGCTATGGGTAACGGATCAGTAGCAGCTAAATCCCCACCGGCAAGGGACGTAAGCTCTGTAATCCTAAGGTCTGCCATGTTTTAGCCCTCCAAAAGGACACTGCCCGTGTTGTCCTCTAGTCTAACTCGGAATGCGTCTTCTTGAAGAAGGTACTCAGGGTCTGCCACTTGTATGCGTAGTTTGATTTCTCCTGTGGTAACAAAACTAATCGTAGAAATCATGGCTGTATCGCTATTGCAATTAATTCCTGCTTGCGTAATTATTCCATCTATTTCATGCCATATCTCGTCATTGCCTTCTTGCCCATAACCTTGACCTAAAATATATAATCTAGCCTTAAAGCCAGAACCAAATCGTTGCCTTAGCAGCAAAGTGTGTAAGTACAAAGACAGTTCAGGAAATCCAGTAGGATAATTACTGGAGCTTTGATAGCGATAATCAAATAAGCAAGTTAGCTGGCCGCTACCTGTAATTAAAGTGCTGTATTGATTCCTGAACTCATCACCTAAGCTTGATGTATCTACAGTTTCACGATCTGTAGTAAACTCGTAAGATGTAATCTGCCCAACAGGTCTTAGCGTATCATTTATTACCGACGCGGTAATTGGTATGTCTCTGGCTATTGTTACAAGATCTACTCTGCCTGTAGCTTCACCTGCTATTGATTGATCGAAAGTTGAATATAACATAATACCGCCTATAAAATCTACGTTCACATACCAGTTACCATCAGGGAATACGCTGCCTGCGCTCCATCCTGATGCTGCAATAAAATCTAAATTTGTCCCGTCAGTTGTTTGTAATTTTACAAAATCGCCGGTAATCAAAGACCCTTCGGGAAATTCAAAGCTAAATCTGTTGCTTGTTTCGGCTATATCACTAGGATTTACAACGCTTAGTAGACCTTCTGCAATGCCGCTACGAATTAGCTCAACTCTGCCTGCATTACCTAGGTAAACGGTCATAGCGTTACGCCCGTTGGTGCGCCAGTAAATTGGAACTGGATGCTGGCTTGCATTACTTCGCCAACAGCACAACTTAATTCTGCGCTGGTAATAATGCAACTACCTTGAATAAGCTTGGTGCTCCAGCCAAGTTTAATTACTAATATGTCAGACTCACTAACTACAGCAGTTTTTACTACGCGCTCTAGCAATGAAACAGGTGCTGAATCATAATAAAATACAGTGGCACTACCGCTTATAGTTCTGAGCCCTGGCACATAGCTGCGGTCGCTTTCTGTTAATACTGTGGTTTCAAGCGTATCAACTGTGCTAGATACGCTCCAGTTGCTGACCTTAGCCACCTGAGTGCCGTTATACGTCAATGTGCCGTCTTTGCCGCTGTAATAAGTCATGCGTCAAGCACCCCTGTTAACTTAATTGTAACCGACATACGACCAGGCTTTACACTGTTGAATTGTGGCGGCTCAGCGTAGCGATACTGCAACCCAAACGGTGCTGCTGAGAATCTATTGGTGCTGCTGAGTGGTGTAATGCCTGCATCAAAACCGGGGTTGCCACTTTTGCTGGTGCTGCCCAGGCCAAACAGACCTAACGTGCCACGGCAATTAGCGTAATGGTCATGGATTAAAGCTGCATCGGCATCGCTGATATTATCAAACGATAGTGATAGTTCTGTATTAGTGCGCCTGCTGCCATATTGCACACGGCTTTCCATGCCGTTCTGTGCTGTAAACGTAGTACCTGGGAAATCGCCTGCATTTAGCGATCTTGAGGTAGGTGCAATACTAGGAAAAACCGGACCTACAAAACTCATTGCTCGTTTTGCACCTCAAATAAGCTTTCAGCTAAGTTTAGGTAGGTGATCTTGCCGCTTGGCTCTTGCGGTACGTGGCTGCCAGTTATTTCTACCATCCCCTCCTCATCATAACTAATGAGTTCAGCCTTGTATACCCGAGCACTTTGGGCGTCTGCATACACCGTAAAGACTGCGCCAGCAAATTTATTATCCGTCACATACCCATTGCCATCAATTGTCATGGTGTCTTGCTCAACTTCCAGCTTCCCAGATCGCCACCAGTAAACCGTATTTGAGCCGGTTAATTCGCTGCTTGTCACAACGCGGCCATCATCCAATACGTAACCGTTTTGGAATTGATCCACATGCCTTGCCTGGCTCGCGAGTTTAAAATACGCGCCAGGCGCAAGTGCTAAGCCTTCAGGGAATGTTTTAAACGTAACCGTATGCGTTACATAACGACGTGTTTGGATTAGTAATTTAGCAAAATCAACTGCATGGTCTGCGCTGGTGCAGAAGCCAGTAAAATCAACTGCTTCCACTGGTGCTGATTCTGAATCTGTTTGCTGTGATTCAGCTAACCGCACAAGAATATTACGGGTTTCAGCAAAGCCATCTTCTACCTCATCGCGTAATGTAATTAATACTTGCGGCGCTAAACGTTGCTCGGCTGGATACCAACTTACCTGCAACGAATCCTCAATGATATTGCCATCAGTAAATAACGCTGAAATTGTAGGTAGTCGGTCGTAAGCACCAGATAATGTGTAGCCCTGCAAGCCCTGGGTAGGGCTTACCGGGAATGTTGGTTGCAAGGATAACTTGCCACCTAAAATAAGGAAATCCAAGAAGAAATATGCTGCATTTTCGTAAGCCCATTCGCGGATATTAACTGGCGATGCCAGCACTCCATCCCAGAACCATTGATTAGCAATACAAACCTTACAAGCTTCTTGGAAGCCGGGCCAGTCAATCATTGATTCAGGTATTAATTTATTTGCGCCAACCAATGGTGATCGCAATAAAGCACGTAGTATTTCAGGGAATAAATGAGTAGGGCCGATGATGCCAGAGGTTGGTGAATAACTTGTTGAGTCGCCGGTTGCTGGATCAACCATCCGCACCGTTTCACGGCCTTGCTTAGCGTAATAAGTAAGATTACTAAAATCGCTCCATTCTTTACCGCTACGTAATTGCAAACCTATCATTGCCATGCGGTCATATTGCGGTGTAAATTCTTCTGGCCCGTATAAACCTTTTTTGTAATTTACCCGTTGCTCATTAATATAAACCACTTGGTGCTCAGGACCATTCTGATGGCTACCTTCTTGTTGATCATAATAGTACACATCTGTAACAGCATCAAAAGGTTCGGCTACACGTTGCTGAGCAGTAGAGCGAAGCGCTGCAACTCTCATTGGAGGTAGTGGGCTAGCCGTTCCAACCACTTGAATATTATCCCCGATTTTATAATTAGATCCACTGTCTTGAACAATTACATCAGCTATCCAGATGGTCGATCCTTCTACGACAACACTTACTTGTGCCTGCACAGTTCCGTTTATTGGTGTTGCCGAGTTAGAAGGTTTATCTAGTACATAAGTGCCTGCGACTAAATTCGCGCTATAGCCAACAATGGTGACAAGGGTTCCAGCAAAACTTGCATTAATCCACATGTAACCTGGGTTTATATCCGTATAGCCTGCATTGAAGCCGCTAATATTTAATACTTGGGTAGTTAAAGTCATTTTTATTTTTATCGTGCTTCCAGAGGCAGGATGTGTAAAAACGGCTTCATTTGTATAGGACTGACCCGCCCCAGTGGGGTATGGTGCTCCTAACACATCCATATGCAGCCAGCGAGTACCAAAGCCAGTTATTACTGTGCCTTTTGGTTCTTCAGTCGCAGTTGCACGTGAAGCTGAGCTTACTCTTAAACCGCTGCCAGATCCTCCGGTAGTAGTGTTATAAACCCCTGGCGCTATATAGCCGATAGTTGAATATTCGACAACTCCTAATGATTCGACAGCTCCTTGCGTGGGTTTACCTCCGTAATACATAACATTATTTGTTGCGGCTTGTTCTTCTATTGTTTCTCTATATCCTTTGTAATAAACTGTAACCGGCCCTAAAATTGTATCTACTGTGTGGTGTACCGACCCGCCAGATCTTGCATCCAAAACGCAGATTCGGTTACCGGACACTCTGCCAAACGTAAGATAACCTCCGCCTGATATAGGTCGCAATCTGATTTCATACTGCAAATCAGGATTTGGAAAACGAATACGAATAAAATTAAATTGATCTATTGGTGTGCGACCTTTAACGCAAAAAGGTGAACCTGACTCAGGATCGAGACCAATCCAGCTATCATCACCTTTTTTGCGAATTTGAAGCCTAAAAATAGAATACCTTAATCCATAATCAGAATAGGTTCCAACATTATAATTATTGCCGCCAGCCTCAAGCGCTTCTAATGTGCCATCATCAGGTATTGCGGCAAAGTTTGCTATGCCTGTGAATCTTTTCCATACTTGTGATTTTATGCCAATTTCGACTTGGTTTAATTTACGCGTTGTCGTTATATTAGCTAATGCTAGTTTTGAGATTGTAGGGCCATCGGCAGGGTTGCTATAACTGGTTAAGTTTTGCCCACGGAAATCAGGATGAGGAATTACAATTTGTTCTGAGACTAACCGCACATTACCTTCTGCTAACACTTTAAAATAGTATTTTTTACGTGTAAATGTATTCCATAGAGCTGTTGCAGGGTCGGAGCCTGTGCATGTTACTTCTGCCCCACCTATTAAATAGGTTTCGCCTATTATAAGAACATCATCACATGATTGCCGGTAGTTATCGTCTTTTGCCGCTATATCTTGCGCGCCAAAAGAACCAAATAAATTTATAGTATTGTCTTCATAAATATGAAATTCAATTGTATCATTTGGATATACAAAAATGGTTTTTGTTCCTTGCCCTAGCGTTTCATTATTGACTTTCATGATCCCAGTTCTGCACCCGTAGTGCGATTCAACCTTGCTTCTTTCTAAATTTGCATTATTTGCACTTGTTTGTTCTTTACCCCATTGCTCAGGATCTTTTATAGAAAGCGAAGAGTGCGGATATGCCACACGTACTCGCTTAAATGGCAGCCGCCAATGTTGCCCATTACGCAATGGCTCTGATGTACCAAATTGCGTCATTGTTGTTGGTATTCTCACGCCACTGAACAATGGCTTCAGTTCTTCTGTACTGCCTAGTTGAGCTTGGAATACATCTTGACCTCTTGCGCTAAGTCCACCTGCAATTTTATCTGCTGCTGTTATGCGGCCTTCGCCGGGTTGTCCACGCTGGAAATAAACAGCGAATTTATTCTCTTGGTAACCGCGCAACAAGCTATCGCCAATAGCAAAGCCTTTAAATTCTGGGGTGCTAGCGGCTGCTAACTGGCCTGCACTAGCTAAAAATAAAGCTAGCAGCTCTTGCCCGTCGCCTTGGCTTAGTAATTGCGACCATACTAATTTGGTTTCTACTCTTACACCACCGTAATATTTGCCATAAAATTCTTGGCGATTGGCAAATACTAACGGCATTACTTCGCCAAGCCTTGCTAAAGGTTGTACTGATGTAAAGCCATCTACATTAGTAAACCTATTTTCAGCATTTACGCTGGGACCTGTTAAGTCAGCGCCACTTTGATTTCGCCCTGGGTCAGATTGTTTTGGTAGCTTAGGTTTTGGCGCTAATGCCTGTGCGGCAAAGCTAAGGCCAGCTCCAACTACTGTTGTAACAATACCAACTGTTATTGGGTCGCATACCACATGCGGCACATGGTCATATGCTGCATCGCGCTCAGGGCGGTAGTTAGCCACCTCGTTTGCGTACCAATTATATTCTTCAATCGTCAGCCCTAAAGTATCAATTAGCTGCTTTTCCCATGGCAATATCGCGCCTCGTATTTGACGGCTGGCGACCATATCACCCGGTTGGTTTGTGCGCTGCAATGAAGCCATCCGGTGTCGTAGAAAACAGCTAGCCCGAAGCTATTGCTAGCTTGCACTAACGCAATAATACCAGTTTCGGCTGGTGTTCCCCATAAGTCTAATTGCTCCTTGAATATAGAGGTATCACCTGCATGTAAACGCCTGTACCAATTGCGGGCTGGTACTGGGGCTTCAATCCCATACCATTCCAATACCCACCGGCATAAATTAATGCAGTCTGTAGCCCCATGCCGCGTTGGTTCAGCGCCTAAACGATATGGCAAGCCAATGAGATCAGCCGGACCTGATAGCACCCGTGCTGGGCAATGCTCCGACCATTTCGTGGGTGATTCTGGCATTTGGCGCTTGCGCACCAAGCGCATCAAGGGCATTGCTAAGTTGAAGCTCGACGGCTTGTGTGTTATATCCAAGCCCGGTGGCAATCCAGAATTCATGGCCTAACCGCGATCCAGGTAAATACGTATCAGTTAGTTGATATGTTTCGACTTCAGCCATCCAGCTACTATTAACAGCATCTTGCACCCAGTTTAATGTAAGTGGATTGGCAGGTAACAATAGTTGGCTGCTGATATTATCGCCGCCTTTAGTTTTTTGTGCACCACGGTAAACAAATGGCAATAGGTTCCAGTTTTGCCCATCGAATGAAACGGCACCTTCTGTAAAGAAGTTCTGCCATCGTTGCACTGCACCTGTTGGCGCTGTAAAAGTAACAAAATTACCAATTACAAATAAACTCATCGTAGACCTACCTGTCTGCGGTAAGCAGGTGAATTACGCATCTGTGATGATACCTGCGCAGCACCAGCTTTAGCGCCTGCGGTAGCGGCACGTTTTTCTGTTGCCATCATCGCTGCCTGCAACTGGTCAGTGCTGACATAATCCTGCCCCAGGAAGCGTGTAGTTTCAAAGCTCATTGATAATACAGGAGTTGCCGCTGCGTCAGCGCCCATTGCATCACTGCTGCTATTACCGCCGCCACTGCCGCCTTGGCGTTGATACCGCGCCATTGCTGCTGCCGTAGCGTCCGCTGGGAGAATAGTGCCTGAGGCGCGTGGCACGAATAGCTCAGGGCCTTTCTCGCCGACCAGTGATGCCTTGCCAATTGGTGGATTGCCGCCAGCGGCGAACCCTGGGATGCTCATGCCACCAAAAGCTGTGCCTGTGCCAGCGCTAAAAATAGAACTTGAGGCTGCACCTCCATAAGTACTGCCGCCACCGATAGCACTGCCGCCTCCGCCAAATAATCCGGCTAGTGATTTTGCTATCGCGATTGCAGTGTAAGTAGCAATCATCTTTGTGCCTTCCTGCATTAAAATGTCGCCTATAGATTTAAGGAAGTCAGAGAATACCTGTTGCGCTGTTGTTGTGCCTTCAACTAAACCTTGAATGCCTTTTGTTAATGAATTGCCAACAGCATCACCAATACCTTGTGATACACGAACAGCTACAGATTCAAGGTCTTTTAGTTGTGTTTGAGCAGATCCAATGAATTGCTGTATTGGTGATGATGCAGCGGCGGTAGCTTCGGCGTAAGCACGAATTGCAGTTGCTGTAGTTATAGCTGCCTGATTTAATTCGTTATATATTGCTACATGGTCCTTATTGTCCATATTAAGGGCTGAAGCCGCATCCCTTAATCTTTGGTTTACTGCTAATACTTGCAATTCACCTTCTATTAGCTCAGGTTTAACGCCTTCCATCTGTAACCGATTGCGCAGTGTAAATGCTTCTGATTGCAATCCTAATTGTGCTGTTTGCTCTCGGAATGCAGATGTACTGGCTAAAATTCCTGCCGCTAAGTTTGCCGCTGTGAATGATTTCGCTTGTGATTTAAGTAGTGCAAGCTGTTGCGTTAAACCTTGAATTTCTGCTTTTGTTTGATCTACATTTTCGCCAGGTACGCCGCTTACTCCGCCTCCCATTGCTGCATTTGGCCTTACAAAATATCCACCTTTAAATGAATTGAGATCAGGATAATTACCTGCTTTTAAGCCTCTGCTTTTAGATTGATGAAATACGTTTTGACCGCCAGTGTAGACGCCGACATGTGGGGTATCGCCCGGCCTGCCAGTTGCGAGTATGTCTCCAGGTTTAATTTTATTAAAATCAGTCATTACAGTGCCAGCTTTGCGTACCGTATCAGCCCACGCAGTAACGCCAGGCAAAGTAATGCCAAGCGAGCTATAAAATGCTTTTACTGATTCTGAGCACATATTTGCAACCCCAGTAAATTTACTGGCTGCTTGAGTTGCTGCATTAAGTTGGCTAGTGCTGAACCCGCCTCCTCCTCCACCAGCAACGATAGTAGATTGCACTTGATTCATTCTTGTGCCTGATTGCAACCTTTGCTGCGCTTCTTTGATTTTGGTTTCTAATTCTTTAATCTGTGCATTAAATGAAGTTGAGCCCATCATCATAGATTGGATAATGCCAGCTTGCTCCTTGGCGGCGCCAGTAAATTTATTTACAAAATTACTAAGTTCTTTTTCTTGCAATTGGCGTTGCAGGTCATAGCGTAATTTATCAAGATCAACTTGATTTCTAAATACTTGATCATCAATTTGCATTTGATATTGCGCTGAATCCATAGCTAATTGCTTAGCCAATTTTGCTGCTTTTTCTGCTTCACGTGCCGCTTTATCTTTGCCGCCTTTTTCTTCAAGTAATTGTGGAACTGTTAATTTTACATCTTCTTTTGCTGCTTTTGGTAAATTTAATTCTTTAAGTCGGCCCTCTAGATAAGTTGCTTTTTTAGTTAATTCTGTTAATTCTGCTTTCATTATTGGCAAGACTGGTGCGCTAGGGATAATTACGTTATCATCAATACCTTTAATCTCTAGTCCTTTAGACATGCCAATCCCAGCTTTTTCAGCGGCTTTAATTTCTGTTGTAAGTTTTTTAATTTCAGTTCTAGTATTAAAAAGTTCATTATTAGCTGTTTTTCTGTCAGGCCCAGCCATTGCCTCATTGATTTTATCAATAACAGCAATGCTAAGGTCTAATATTCTTTTTAACATAGGTTCAAGGACTTTTCCTATTTTTTTAGCTAACATTTCTATGTTATCTATCAATGTACTAAATTTGCCGCCAAGTGTATCGCTTTGCGCAATAGCGCCATTTGCGTATTTGCCTCCTTTTTCGGTAAGCCTGTTAATTGCAACTTCAACAGCTTCTGCGCTTATACGCCCTTTTTCTAATGCTTTTCGTAATTCCTCCCCTGATAACCCATACATCTTTTGCAGTTCACCCTGCAATGCAACGCCGCGTTCTTGGAACTGCAACAGCTCCTCGCCTTGCAGTCGACCTTTAGCTTGCACCTGGCCGTAGGCTGTAACTAACCCTTGCAGCTCAGCGCCTGTAGCACCAGAAACATCAGCTAATCGTCTTGTAGTTTGAACTACTTTGTCGGTTTCAACGCCAAACGCTTGCAGTCGTTTAGCTGAATCAATTAATTCGCTTGATGTAAATGGCGTTACAGCACCAAGTTGCTGCAATTCTTGAATAATTTGTTTTGCTTTTGTTGCGCTGCCTGTAAGAACTTCTAAACTACGTGTTTGGCTTTCAAGTTCAGCAGTCTTTACAAATACAAATTTAACAGCTTGTATTGCGCCAAGTGCAATAGCTAATTTGCCAACCGTTTTAAGTAGCCCAGATACAGCATTATCAGTTGCCTTTACTCCCTGCTGAAATTGCCGTAGCTGTTGCTGTGCGCCACTGCTGTCAAGATTAATGGCAACATTAGCGACAACCGACACAGCTAGCCACCTACTACTAAACCCATTCTAGCGTCGCCGTCGCATCGCAGCTTCTTGCTCGTCATTGCTTAATTCAAAATAAGCTGACCACAGAAGCAATTCTTCCATAGTCAGCTCTGAATTTAACTTAGCTAACGTATAGCCTAATTCTTTAGCTACACCAAGCTGGAGCCTAAGCAGGTTATCCTTTTTAAGCTCCGCCTTTATTTTTTTGTATCAACCTCTTCCTTGATATCCTCGCTGATAACAGCAAGCATCAATGATTGCAGGTCAGCATCACGCACCTCGTTTTTTAGCTCCGCAATTTCACCAGCAGCAAATATCCGCTGGCCGTTTTCATCTGTTGCTTTTTGTACTAGCAATTGCAACGCAAAAGCATTTACATCATCGGATGCAGCATCCTTTTGTGCCCGTTCGCGTTCAGCCATTGTTAATGGTGAACGGTAGAACACAAACTCAGCGCCATCACTTAGCAAAACCGTTTTTTTGACGGGCACTAAATTAGCAGCTTTTTTTAACCGGTCTATTGCCCTGAGTGCAGTGGATGCCATTAGTTATCAAGCAGTGGTAGAGAAGTCGAATGTAGGAACGCCGTTTGGACGGAAAGTGATTTCCACTATCTGGGCATCATCTGGGTTGATACTGAATGATGCACTTAGGAGCGTGGCTTCCATCGCAATACTGCGTGATAAGGCTTCGGTTGAACCCTTATCGGTGTACAACTTAAATGCTGCACCTACTTGCTGACGCTGCAACACGTCTTCCACCATGCGGTTAGCTAGCGCTGTGTCATCACTGGTAACAAACACAGATGCACTACCATCACCCTCGGCAAAGCCTGGAATGTAACTTCTGAACGGTGCATACTGACCAACGGCTTGACCAATGGTTGTGGTGTCAATTTCAGCTCGGGTTATATTGAAACTCCAGTTTTGCACTGAAGCTACAGCAGCATAATCGGTGTAAGCGATGGTTGCAAATAAAGCGCCAAAACCTGAAGGTAGTGCTGTTGCAGTTAGCGCCGCGCCGCCTGCGGTAGCACTTAATGCCAACACACCAGTAGATGCGTTGTAGGCTTGAACAAATTTAGCGCCTGCTGCAATCGCGTTGGTGACAGTAGAACCAGCAGGATAAGCCAGTGTTACGGGGTCATTTACCTTAAAGCCTAGATATGCACCAACCTGAATACTGGAACCAGATGCAGGAAAAGCGGATGCCGCCAATTCAACACTAGTACCAGCGGGCTTGTAGTAAAGAGCACCCGAAGTGCCGGAAAGGACGGTAACGGCCATTGATTTAGCAGAGGATTGGCTTGTTTTAGTATAGCGTCAATCCAAGTAAGCTTCAAAAGTTGCGGTTAGCTGTGTTTGGAAATATGCAGCCGCTAGTCCACTGCTTGCGCTAGTGCCGGTTTCAATCACACCAGCACCTACGGTTGCTGGCCCTGATGCGGCATCAAATATAATGCTTGAGAACTTAGCCCGATCAAATAAATCCTTGATGCGTTCAGCGATGGTGTAGTTCGCTGCTGCGCCAACACCAACGGGCGTGAATACATTTACTACAAGCACACCGTTTTGGCGGTTGAACCCTACACCGCCTGTAGGTAGCAGCGTTGCATAAGCATTATCGCCAAACCGTATCGATACTTGCAGCCACGGTGAATTACCTGGTGGCGTAAATGGTACGTTTTGATAACTGACAGGATAGACCGGCGCAATTGCCATTTCAGTAGCAATACGGCCTTCAATAGCAGCGCGGACGTTGTTGTAGGTGCTGCTCATGACTCCCTGCCGATACGTGCGGCATTTTCTCGAACCCAACCTTGCATATCTTTGACGATACCCTCAACCCATCCGCCTTGGCCTCCTAGTGCACCGGATGTTTTCTTGCTAGAACCACGCGCTAACGCTTCTGCATATGGCAAATTATTGTGAATACTATAAATATTCCCAAGCTTTTCTTGTTGATACCCAAGACGTTCAATTTCAGTTGGCGTAGTATAACTGCCCTGTGGTTTAATGCCCCCTGGTGCTGCATTCTCACCTACTTGCCAACTGGCACTAAAACGGCCAGTATCCACAGGACTTGTCTTTTTTAATCGCTTATCTGTTTGCAACACTGCGGAACGCAATAATTGCTCTAAATTGCCTTTGCAATAATCACCAATCTCAGTAATTTTTATATTGCGTGCCATTATGCCCTCAGAATCAGTTCATAGGTTATCGCTATATTATCTTGCTCGGTTGTCGCGACACTAATTATTTGATGCACTACTGATGCAACCAGCACTTTATCCGCTGGTGTTGGTGCATTTGCAACATCTGCTGCGGCAATCGTTAACCGCTTATCACCAGCTTGAATTAGGTCATTCACCTCACGCAAATTAACGTCCTCGAGTACACCACGCACTGCGGTATCAGCAGCAGTTTCGGCTGCGGTGCCAGTAGCTGGATCGTAAGCGCCCATCGTGATGCGGCGGATGGTCGCTACGCCGCCAAACTTAGCCATCAGCTTCGATGCGACCTTGCGTAGCGGGGTTGATAGTGCCATCAGAGCTTATATGCAACGCAGTGGCCAGCCGACAGGTTAATGCTGGTGAAAACACCATAAATCGTTACTCCAGCGGTAGGAGTATGGCCGGCCAATGATGCCCCGTCATAGTTGGTGCTAATGATTTCAGTGATTGCTGCGCTGCCAAAAAAAGTAATCGCACACCAGCGGCCAGTCACTGTTGTTGCGGCGTCAACAAAAGTTGCGCCTTTGGCGTAATCAATGCCAAGAAGATTGGAGTCGCTCATGGCTAAATCTTGTACGCCACAACGGTGCCGCTAGTTAATGTGATGCTGGTGAATACACCACACATCTCGCAGCTTGCTTTGATTGGAATGGCTGTAAGTGCATTGCCCGTGTAATCCAGCGCCGTAACGCTTGCAATCACTGAATCCTCTAATGCCACAATCTCGCCGAACCTGCCGGTATGAGCAACAGTATCGTCAATGAACTCAGCGCCTGGGTATTCGCTCATGATCGTTTGATGGAAAAATTGCCTGGTCCGCTTATTCTAAGCCCTGTTAGGTATCTTTCCACTATTGGTGGAATTTTATCTGCACCAACAGCACCGTAACCAAGGTTAGGCGTCACGTTAAGGCTCCCGATTTGAACATTCTTAAAATCTTCTAGCCCACTTAACCCAATACCATCAGGGTTGTTATGCAAATAAACCGCCAGCACTACCTGTGCATATTGGATCTGCTGCGGTATCTCAACATCCGTAAAATAATCAGTGCTAATACGAAATGGGAAGCCCGTGGCGTATGTATTAATGTATGTATCAGGTTTACGTACACCAGTACGCGGCCACTGCAATGCCTGCGTATCAGTAGACCTAGCGCCAATAAATCGCTCGCGGTCTAGCCTTTGTGTAGCCGTAAATAATGCTCTGTTTTTTTGGTCAGTAGTAGCTGTTGCCCATGCGGTTATATCAGCATCCTGCACAAAACCATCAACAATCAACTGCGCATCAGCCAGCGTTAGGTAGCTGTTTGAGCTTGCGCCGCCTGCTGTCGCTACGATCGTGATCGCCATTAGGTTGTTCCGGTAGTTCTAGTTTAGGCTCCACAATAGGAAATGAGGCCACTTCCGTAGAAGCAGCCTCACGTTCACGCATTCTGCGGAATGCAAATAAACCCATCAGGCAGCAGCAGCAGCAGTAGAGCCTAAGCCATACAAAGTAATGGCTTCAGATCCAGCAGCTACAGCAGTAACACGGCCAAGGAATACCTTGGAAGCATTCTGCACAACAGTTGCTACGCCGCTAACAGTTACGTCAGTACCACCAGCAATAGTGATGGTATTAGCGCCAGCCGATGCGTTAATAACAACCACCATAAAAGTGGTGCCAATAGCGCAGTCGCCGCCGATAGCAGCCACAACTGCCGCAGCCGTAGCTGTGGTATATGTAGCAGCAGCAGAAGGAACGCCACGAATAATGACGTTGTAGCTGTTAGCTGTACTTAGGGTTGCAGTAGCAGTAGGAGCTGCTAAACCCATTTGCCCAGGCAGAAGGCCGCCTGGAATGTCGCCAAGTTCAAAGATACTTGCCATGACTATTAGTAGTTAGAGGTACAAGTAGCGCGTACAATACCAATATTTTTGGTTTCATACACTTTGGTCCAGTTGCCAATAGTGGCAAGCTGAGCCTGGGTTGGGTTCACGGTAGTTCCCCACTTGGCACCAATTGGGTGGTAGCAGTAGTGCAAATCAATTGCCATAGCATCACTCTTGGCGAGGATGTCACGGTCAGTTTCAGTGCGCAATGCCATTTGCTCACCAGAAGCGATAGCGCCTGCGGTGAAGAAATAAACAGGATAGTTGGTGCTAGTTGGTGCTAAATCGTCGGAAACGATAACACGCAAGCCCATGAATGTTGGTACTGAATTGTCACCGGCATAAGCAGATGCAATAGAACCAGCAATTGCGTTGATGGTGCTAGCACCAGTCGCAGCAGTGCTTAGACGTGCCTCAGTGTTAGTAATGTAATCAATTGCCTTGCGTTCTACTAGGTCGTAGTAAACAGCAGAGTGCATAGCAACAGCAGTTAGCTTGTCGCCTTGATCACCTAGCAATGCACGGGCTTTAGCTACTTGGCGGGGGCCAAGTGCTGTTTGGCCAGTCTTGTCAAAAGACAAATCAATAAATGCAGCGCCGGTGTTGGAGGTCAAGCCGCCAAATACACCTTCAAGGCATTTGATGAGATCTTTTTGACGTTGGTTAGCTA